CGCTGATCCCGGCTTCGATCATTGAATCACCTGCGGCTTTGACGAAATAGGTGGAGCTCGGATGAGCGACAAGTAACTCATTGAGATCGATACGCTGTTCAACGTAATCAGCTGCGGGACTTGGGAAGCCACACTGAACTAAGTCACTGAAAAGCGGGAGAGCGATAATTTCTCGCAGTTCTGTTGGCCTGATGAATTCCATTATGCACACCCCAATACTGTTTTTATATACAGAAGTTTTATTTGTAAGTGTCCGCAAGATGGAGACCCTACCGTCTCTGCTTAAAGCTTCGCCGTTTCGTTTCTAAGTTTCTCACGCGCTTCGAATTATGCCGTTTGTAAATTTTTCAACTTAAGTCGGGGCTGTCTCTGCAACTTTATTTTTTTGGTTGAATAAACAATCAGTCGGCATTTCTACCCGAACGCAGACGAACTGATCAGCAGGGATATCAACAGGATCTCCATCGTTTATACCGTCCTGTTCGTTCCTGGCGAATGCTGGTGCATCAGAGTGTGTACGATGATAGGTTTTGACCAACACAGAACCATCGGCATTAACCTCATAATCCAGCCAAATCAGCGGTTGTTTATTCCGGTCTGTGGGAATCTCAAACCCTCCGTCGATACCGCCCCAGGCAGCGTCTGAATTGAGTGATTCACACCCATCAATGAGATATTGGCCTACATCCAGACGAGTGACCGTAACGCCTTCTGATTCATCGTTAGTTTCATATCGTCCGTCACCGTAAATCTTCACAATTGGTGACGCGATTTTGATAAACCCGTTGCTATCTACGGTTGTGTTGCTTGTATCACGCACTACGGCGAGATTGTACCAGGACTGAGAGTTGGGGTTATAAACCTTATAACCGAACCCACGTTTACCATTATTGTCGCCATAAAAACCTATTAGTTGCATTCGGGCGGCTTCATCGGCAGAAGTAATATCAATCCATGCCCCTACGGCTCCACCTTCAACCTGGCCAGTAATGAAACCGGTACTGTTTTTCCAGTAAATGTTCGTCGGTGTATCACCAGGCGCAAACCGTGCTGTCTTTTGTCTTATGGCTCCAATATTAGTACAGGCTCCCCAGTAATCTCCGGTGGTTGCACCCGTTCCACCATAACGGGTTCCGAGTGGTACCGGATTACCATTATCCGAAACAACGACGCCCCATTCGTCTTTTCGTACGACAAGCGCATGATCCTGCGACGGGCCATAGACGATGCTCTGATCTTCCTGGGTAACGAATGTGCCTAAACCGAGGTTCGTGCGAGCGCCTGATGCGGTTGTCGATCCGGTACCGCCCTGATTAACAGGTACAGCCCCGCCGCTCTTAGTCGCCATATTTTCTGACAGATACTTCCATGATGGGCCGGTGAAGATAGTACCGTCTGGCAGCTTCACTGTGATATTTCCAGCGGCGCTGTAAACCTGCTGCCAGTTCTGTTTGTCGTAATTCAGTCCACGCAGCGCTTCAGCACTTTGCGCCACCAGCGCAGCAGTTACCATGTTCAGCGCCACGCGCGGGACCGCTGACCAGGCAGCGCCGGATTGCGTTGGCCCGGTGAAGTTGCTGACAAGCGTGAGCTGCGTGCCACTGTCGACTGTTTTCACTGGCAGCGTATAGGGCACACCGCTCACAGTTGAGACAATGAAGTCACCTGCGGCAAGTTCGGTAGTAAAAGAGGTTCCGGAACCGCCAACAATAGCGGAACCATTTGTCAGAGTTATTGTTCCTTCCGACATATGGGACTCCTTAATTCAGAAAATAAAAAACCCGCCGAAGCGGGTTTTCGTGTTGTTCATTTTGAACAGGTCGACCTGGTGAAGTTGTTTTTGCTTACCCATCGCCAGTTGAAGGGGTAGCCTGCCCTATATTCTGTCTGATTAGCTACTTTACGCACGCCGTAAATCTGCACCGACTCTTCATTTCCCCCGATCAATGCGGTGGCTTCGCAAACGGGAGTTTGTTTCTCGATAAGGGGTGACGAGCAAGCGGAAAGGAGACAGAATATAAGTGCACAGCCAATTAAAGGTTTCATCATTCATCCCTGAGAAAAATAAACGCTATAAAACGTTAACTTAGAGGAAAAAACAATGAAAATAGATTTTATAGATCAATATCTTTAGATTGATCGTTTTGAACGATCGTTTAATCGTAAGCGGTTGTATTGATGGCAGTTAAAGACATCCCCGTATTGGTACCACCGCTTGGTGAGCCTGTCCCGGTAGATGTCCCACCTGCGTTTATTCTTGTACTGCCTCCGTTAAATCTGCACGATGAATACGCGTTGATCGTATAAATGGTCGGAGGCTTGGTCGCGTTATTGGTGATGATTGTCTGACCAAGCTGTGCAGGAGCTACAGCCCAAGATCCAGACAATGTCTGGTCTATGTTTATGCCTCCGTTTGCACCTGCAGTGCCCACTGTTTGCAGATCAGAAAGAACCCTTGATTCGTTTGTCAGAACAAGTTTTCCCGTAGCATCCCAGATTGCAAATCCCCACGCTGGTAGTGTTTGCGGGAATATTGCAAAGACATAGGCAGTAAGCGTAAAGCTCTGGTTATAAGGGTTCACACCACCAATATATACATTTCCTCCGAGTCGATATGACATGACTGGTGTCGGCTGCGCCGTATCAGTAGTTTTGATAAACACCATTACCGGATAATCTGCGGGTACAGAAAGATATTGCGTTACCTGCTGTGAACTGCCGTTAGGTGAGGAGCTAAAGGTGTATTTACCATAGAGGCAGAATGGAGTTGATTGCGGCGTAACGAAGGGATTTCCATTATCCATTAATATCATCGCACCATAATCAGCCATTATGCTTTCTCCATAAAAATAATCAGCTCGCATTTAGATGCCGGATAATTGCCCAAGCCCGCTTCTGATGCGGGTGTCACAGTAACGGTGTTCCTGCTCGCTACAATTCTGCGGCCGACACTGTTTCCACCCTCGTCAAGAGAAACAACAAATCCCACTTTAAACCCCTTAGGTAGGCTAAAGCTCCATGCCCCTGAGTTCTGCCCTGCTGCTAGTGGAATACGTCCAACAACCGAAACTGGCTTAATGCCATAGTTATTTGGACTTCCACTGGCATCCCATGTTTGCATACCCCATGACATCAGAACACTCCTGTCAGTTTGCCAATCTGTACGCGGAGGACACCGTTCGCATCCCTGATGCTGTCAGTAACGTTCGTGGTCTTTCTTGCGCCCTGGCCGTCACTACCGTAGTTTTCCCAGGTCCCCCCTTTATCCAGTTTCCACCCGGATTGTCCGGAAACGTAATTATTGGACTGGATGAAATTGCCAATTTTGGCATTGGTGATCGTGCCATCCTGAATAAACGCTGAGCTCATAAATACCTGACCATTAACCACCGCGAACGGTGAATACTGGGCGTCACCACTGCCACTCATCAATACAAACTGATTAGCGTTGAACCCAATACGGGTAACTACTGGTTTCCCGGCCTCAGCAAGCACAGCAATCGACATCCCGGCGTTGTACATCACCCCGTTTATCCTCACGCCTGTTTTGAGGGTGTAGATTGCCGAAGCACCGGAGGCATCGACGACGGCTGTGAGCTTGTCTTCCAGGGAAGCGGTGACGTTGTCGATCTGCGCCTGCACCTGTGTCGACATTTCGGCCATTGCCCTATCCACCTCAGCAATAGTCGTTTTCACCACCAGGATATCGGCACGTACCTCTCCGTATTGCGCCCATTGATGTTCAACTGTTCCGTGGTTAGCCAGCGCGTTCTGCATTGCGGCTTCAAGATTGGTATCAATATCGCTGGTCAGGCGGTCGCCGTCGGCCGAGGTAAGGAAATCGTCTGCTATTTCACCCAGATAATCATCAGCATTATCGTTAGACATCCCCCTGATCCAGTCGGTATACCCGGACTCGTTACCCGTTCTGTCAACCAGCTGCGCGCGGTACCAGAATTCCTGCCCTGCTTTAAGCCCGAGCTGGGTATATTCAGCAGATGGATAAGGTACGTCCGATAGCAGCAACGGATCGGAAAAGTCGCTGTTGGCGGTGTACTGGATTTCTGTTTTGAGGGTATCGCCGGTGTTTCCCGGGAACCCCCAGTTCAGACGAATACCCCAGTTAATGCCCGTAGCCATAAAGCCCACTGGCTTGGGCGGATTGCCCACTTTGCCGGTCAACGTCTTCTCTTCTGAATATCCCCACCCGGATGAAATTTCCGCTGCATTGATAGCACGCACGCGCACCAGGTACCGTCCGGCGTAGATGCCGGAAACGTCAAAGGAAGCGGTGGAGGTACGAGGCACGTTAACCCAGTTCCCGTCGTTGCGGCGCCACTGCGCTTCATAGGCGATAGCGTTCTGCGCCTGCTCCCAGCTCACGCGCATCGTTTCGACGCTGATATTTTGCTGAACCACCGAAAACGAGCTGATCGCGATGTTGGCTGGCGGCGACTGGTTACCTGGAGGAATGACACTCACCGGCCGCTGATCAATGATGGCCCCCATATCGATTCGGGCATATTTATCCGGATCGTGATTTGCCCCCGTGATGGTATATGTCCCGTCATTGTTATCGGTGACACTAATTACCCTGTACTGCTGCGCGTAGAGTTCATCAGATTCAATTACCCATACAGCCTCAGCCTGCGGAAGTTCATTAAAGGCGGTTGTCACGGTAACCATTTCACCTGACAGGGACTGAATCGTACGGGATTGGGTAATACCCGACGGCAGGTTTACCATTATCCTGTCACCGGCCTTAGCACTTGGTACCCGGTCAAGTTTGAGTACACGACCATTAACCGCGGATAATCGACCGCCTAAATCTCTCCCTGAAAGATTTCGGTCAGAAACAGCAATTATGTAGCCCGGCTGAGGAATATTGCCGTCCAGACCAACGTCAAACGTTACAACCCTGTCTTTATTGTTGGTCAGGATCCCCCAGCGCCCTTTCCTGTTTGCCTCAGACTGTCGGGTGCACCCGATGGCGGTGATCTCAAGCTGGTTGAAACCATAGCGCGCCACCAGCGCCTGCTCGAAGACGGGCTCCATTGCATCAGCATAGCCATTTGCCGGATCAGACCAAGATACAAGAGCGTTTGTATAGCGACTTTTGGTTGTGCTGCTGGCATACACAAATTTGCCGTCGACGACGTTAGCGTGCGTGTAGGTAAAATCGACATCTCTGGGCATGTCTGCAAGGGCAACAATCTGGTCGTCTCCCCAGTAGGTCATGCCTCGAAAAATGGCAGCGAAGTCTCGCAGGACAGTGTAAGCGTCATTTCGATCCTGAATGTATACGTTGCAGGTGTAACGAGGTTCAGTTCCGCTGCCGCCCTTACCATCCGGTACCGGTTGATCACAATATTGAGAGACCTGATAAAGCGTCCATTTGTCGATATTGGCTGCCGTTAGCCGATTACCAAGGCCGAAGCGGTCAGTGACCACCAGATCGTAAAATATCCACGCAGGGTTATCCGTCCATGCCCACTTAAATGCGCCCGTCCAGGTACCGCTGTACGTTCGTGTTTCGGGTTCATAGTTATCGGGCACACGAATAACTCGCCCGCGAGGCTCGCAGGAAATTTGCGGTATTGAGCCATTGAACTGGCTCGAATCAAATTCGATGTACAGTAGCGCGGTGTTCGGATAGCGCAGTTTGGCGTCGATTACTTCTGTGAAGCTTTGCAGCGTCATCGTGTCGCCAATCTTTGCGCTATTTGCGTCAGCTGTAATCTTGCGCAGCCTGATGGTCCAGGTGCTGCCCGCCTGAGATAAATCAATACGGTGGCTGCGTTCATAACCAGAGGTGGTTTTCCCGGTCACGCTGGTATTTAGCACCGTCTGCCAGGTACCGCCATCTGTCTGCAGGTCAATTGCGTAGTTGACCGAATAGCCAACCAGATCGCCATCATCCTCCTGTTTGAAGAGAGAAGGCCATTTTAGACGCAGGCGAACAGCTGAAAGCTGCGTATTGGTGA